TACATCTATACCGGTCAAAATGCTGATGTTATTGACTTTGATATTAAAATCAATAATTTGTTTTATACAGGAATCAATCCTTCAACTGAAGGTAATACAGAAAGTGAATCTAACCAAGATAATGCAGCAACAGCCGAAGAAACTGCTTCTAGTACTCCATCAAATACAGGTCCAGATCCTAAAGCACAAGTTAGTAATTTAGGAAAGAGTAAACAAAAAAGAGATCCTGGAATGTTTAGTGTTTTTAAAGGTGGTTCAGGAGCAAAGTCAGTAGAACAGAAAGTAGCAGAAAACTTTCACGATGCACTAGTAAAAAATGCAAGTGCAGATTTAATTCAAGTAGAATTAAAGATTATAGGAGATACTTTCTGGTTAGTAGAAAGTGGTCTAAGCAATCACTTTGTTCAAGCAGCACCTGCTGCACAGTTTATGAATGATGGAACAGTAAACTATGAAGGCAATGATGTTTTTATTAGAATCAATTTTAGAACGCCTGCAGATGTCGATCCTAAAGGTGGACTTTATAAGTTTAGTGCAATGTCTAAAAGGAGTCCTTTTAGTGGAATCTATAGAGTATACAAGTGTGAAAACGAATTTTCCGGAGGTCTGTTTACACAGACATTGTCGTGTGTAAGAATGCAAGGTCAAGTAGAAGATTACGACGGAGAAAATATTACTGAAGATAAAACTACTGCGTTAGCAACACAAGTGGCAGAGAAAAAACCACCTAAAACTAATCCTGCACAAGAATTACCTCTTGCAGATAAACTTGCACAGGCATTGGGCTTTGGCAACCTCGCAGAGTTACAAGCAAAATTTCCGGCTGGTCCGGCAGATAAACCTAAAGAACCTGAAGGACCAACACTTACTGAAAGAAGAAGACAGTCTAATGGAGTTTTAGTAAACTTTAATATTGATAGAACTAAACCGTTTGTTGATGAAACAGATGCTGATGGAAACATACTAAGGATTTTTGAAAGTTAATGTCTACGCAAAGAAGAACCAGATATGATAGAACAAGAGGCGTCGGACTAGGATCCGGTGTATATGTTGCTTCGGTTGTTAGTGTAATGGATCCTACTTTTAATGGTAGATTAAAGGTTACACTATTAAAAGATCAAGGTAACGAAGTAGGAACAGAGAATCAAACATTCCTTGTAAGTTATGCTTCGCCATTCTTTGGAATGACTCCATATGAAGCACAAGGTAAAAACTTAGAAGATTTTAACGATTCTCAAAAATCTTACGGTATGTGGGCAGTGCCACCTGACGTTGGAGTAAAGGTTTTAGTTTTATTTGCCGATGGTGATCCAGGTAAGGGGTATTGGTTTGCTTGTGTGCCACCTAGTTTTTCTAACCATATGGTGCCTGCAATTGGTGCTACAACAAATATTGCAATTACTGACGAAGATAAAAAACGCTATAACACAAAACAACCGTTGCCTGTTGCAGAAATAAACAAACGTATTAATGCAACAGATCAAGAAATAGATGCTGAAAAAATCAAAAGAGCTGTACACCCTATTGCTGATAGATTTTTAAGACAAGGCACAATTGAAGATGATGTAAGAGGCCCTAGTGTTACCAGTGCTAGACGACAAGTTCCTAATACTGCATTTGGTATATCTACACCGGGTCCTTTAGATTACAGTCCGGGTGCCAAGCGTATGAATATTGGTCCTACAGAGTCTCAAACAAGAACTCCTATTCCTGTAAGCAGATTAGGCGGAACACAGTTTGTTATAGATGATGGCGATGATAGATACCAGCGAAAAACAGCACCGGGTGTAGGTCCTGTTGAATATGCAGATATAAATGCAGGAGAAAAAGGTTTAGTTGATATTCCTTATAACGAATACACAAGAATTAGAACAAGAACAGGACATCAACTGCTGTTACATAATTCAGAGGATTTAATTTATCTTACAAATTCAGGTGGTACTGCTTGGATTGAAATGACAAGTAACGGCAAGATAGATATTTACGGTGCTGATAGTATTAGTGTTCATAGTGAAAATGATTTAAACATTCGTGCAGATAGAGATGTTAACATCGAAGCAGGAAGAAATATCAATATGAAAGCCACGGCTGAGTATGTTTCTCCAGACGAATTACATCGCAGAGAAGAAGGCGACACAAAAATCATTCCTAAGATACAAGACGGTGCTGAAATAGAATCAGGTAGGATTCAGATTGAAAGTGCATTTAATACTAACATCCTTATAGGTGCTAATGGTAAGATTGAAACAAGAAATTATGAAAACGCAGAAGGAGTATTAACCGACGGCGATCTTGATATTAGAGTAGCAGGTAACCATAGACATACAATTAATGGTAATACTGATATCTATACACTCGGAGATAGATCAGACACACAAAGAAATTGGGATATTAAAACTGAAGGATACAACTACCTAACATCTGGTGAAAATACAGAACTTGCAGTAGGCGGAGACATATTAATGTCAGCAAGTCCAAACATACACCTAAACGGACCTGCTGCAACAGATGCAGCACAAGCAGATCCTGCGTTATCTATTACAGATTTAATTACACACGATAATATTTTTACAAATACTGTAAGTGAATGGGCAACTACTAAGTATCAGCAAGGGGCATTTAACAGTATTATGAAAAGAGTACCGATGCACGAACCTTGGGCACTACACGAAAACCAATCGCCTAATTTCTTAAATCCTTCTGATACAGATAGAGAAATACCACCGAGCGAGGAATAATAGATGGCAAACTTATATAATCAAAAGAAAGTAGCAGTAAACAAAGCATCTGTAGGTGACCAAACATCAACTACATTCACGTATAAAGGGTTTAGCAGTCAAAATGCTAAACAGGGTTTTAAACTTTATGATATTGATCTAGTTAAACAGGATCTTATCAATCACTTTTATATTAAAAAAGGTGAAAAGTTACAAAATCCTGATTTTGGAACTATCATTTGGGATATGATATTTGAACCTTTTACTGAAGAAACAAAAAAATTAATTGCTGATGATGTAGAAACTATAGTGAACTATGATCCTAGAGTAGTAGTTGATAGTGTTTCAGTTGACAGTACAGAAATGGGTATGCGAATAGAAGCAAGTATTACATATTTGCCGTTTAATGTAAGCGACAGAATGACATTTGATTTTGACAGAACAACATCAACAATAAAGTAAGCAGTTAATGATTGACGCTAAATATTACTAAGGAATAGGACGTAATGAGCACTACATCAAGACAAAATAATTTAATACTTAATGAGGACTGGACTCGCATTTATCAGACGTTTCGTAACGCTGATTTTAAGTCTTATGACTTCGAGAACCTGCGTAGAGTTATCATTACCTACTTGCGTGAAAATTATCCAGAAGATTTTAATGATTATATCGAGTCATCAGAGTATCTAGCACTTATTGATGCTATTGCATTCCTTGGACAGAGTTTATCTTTTAGACTAGATCTTGCAAGTAGAGAAAATTTTATTGAATTAGCAGAGCGTAAGGAAAGTGTTCTAAGAATTGCTAAGATGCTTTCTTATAATGCTAAACGTAATGTTCCTGCAAAAGGTCTTTTAAAGTTTGTTAGCGTTACTACATCAGAAGATGTTGTTGATAGCAACGGACGTAACCTAGCACAACAAACAGTTCGTTGGAACGATCCTACAAATACTAACTGGGCAGAACAGTTTATTCTTGTGCTGAACACAGCAATGAGTGACAATACAGAATTTGGTAGAAGCCAAGGTACTGCTACTATTCAAAGTATTCCGACAGAGCAATATAGATTTAGATCTTTTTCAGCAGATGTTCCAATTTACTCTTTTAGTAAATCTGTTGCAGGCCGAAATATGGTGTTTGAATTAGTAAGTACAACTTTTAAAAATGCAGAAGAAATTTATGAAGAATCACCAACTCCTGGAAACCAGTTAGGTTTTGTATATAGACAAGATGGTCAAGGACCAGGAAGTGCAAACACAGGATTTTACTTACAATTTAAACAAGGTAGTTTAGAACTTGCAGATTTTAATATTGGTGTTCCTACTACAAATGAGCGTGTTGCAGTAGAAAGTCAAAACATTAATAATGATGATGTTTGGTTGTACGATATTAATCCAAACGGATCACAAGGAGCCGAGTGGTTAAAAGTTTCAAACCTTATCGGAAACAACATTGCATATAATAGTATTGTAGGCGGAAGTAGAAATATCTATGCTGTCAATACAAGAGAAAATGATAAGATTGATTTGGTATTTGCCGATGGAGTGTATGGAAATTTACCACAAGGTAATTTTAGAACATATTATAGAGTAAGTAACGGATTAAGTTATACAATTTCTCCTAATGAGTTAAGAGGTATTAATATTACTGTACCATATCTTAACAAGGCAGGCGCAAGACATAATATTACTATTGGGTTAGCATTACAACAAAGTGTAAACAGTGCAGCACCAACAGAATCGATTGATAGTATCAGACAGAATGCACCTGCAAATTATTATACACAAAATAGAATGATTACAGGAGAAGATTATAATCTTGCTCCATTGTCTACTTCACAAAATATTTTAAAAGTAAAATCAGTTAACAGAACTTCAAGCGGAATTTCACGTAATATTGATATTATTGATGCCAGTGGAAAATATGGTTCAATCAATGTGTTCGGAGACGACGGATACATCTATAAGCAGGAATTAGAAAATACATTAAGTTTTAAATTTACTAGTAGAACTGACATTATTAATTTTATTAAAAATAGAATAGAAAGTGTGTTTGCAGATACAGATGTTTATAATTTCTATATAACACGTTTTGAAAAGATACTATTTTCTGAAACTACAATTGAATGGAACAGTGTCACCAATGATACTAATATTGGTACAGGATACTTTGTTAATAATATTGACCAAAGTTTACTTAAAGTAGGAACTTATGCAACTAATAACCTTAAGTTTGTGTTATCTGGTGCTAATCTTAAGTTTTTACCACCAGTAGGAAAAGCATTTAAGAATGGTGCTATTGTAGATATTGACGAAGATGATAGCGAACAAAGAAGTTACCTATGGACAAAAGTACAAAGTGTTGTAGGCGACGGTACTAACGCAGGCAGAGGAGTATTAACAACAGGACTAGGCCCGATTACATTCACTGATAATATTCCAACAGGCGCTATTGTAAACAGAATTGTTCCTAAATTTGTATCAGATATTAGTGCTGCTATCGAAGCACAAATGACAAATATTATTTTTGCAAACTTAAACTTTGGTTTAAGATACGACATTAATACAGCACAGTGGAAAATTATTCAAGCAGAAAATTTAGATGTAACTTCTGCATTTGGTTTAGGTAAAGCAGGTGATACTACAAGTGAAAATCTTGATGCTAGTTGGATAATTGCTTTTATTAAAGATAACGATCAGTATGTCGTTAGAATTAGAAGACTAGACTATGTGTTTGGTAGTGTTTCACAAAATAGATTTTACTTTGATAAAAATGACAAAGCCTATAATAACATTACAGGAAAACTTGAAAAAGATTCTGTTAGAGTTTTAGGTATTAATAGAACAAGTCAAGGAATTGGATCATTAGTTCAAGATTATTCTTTTGAAATTTCTGACACTATTAAATTTGATGATGGGTACGAATCTACTAACGAAATTAAATTAGCATTTTCTGATAAAGATAGCGATGGCGTTGTTGACGATCCGCAATCTTTTGAAAATATTGTAGGATCAGATTTAGATTTAAATTTCCTATTCTTCCAAGAAGTAACTGACGCATACGGTACATCTGTTTTTAATCTTGTTGATCCAAGTGTTACAAACATTATTGTTGCACAAAGAGAATCGCAAGTTAATATTAATGACTATGTTGACGGTCAACTAATTTATTTTTATGATGACAATGAAGATAGAGTAAAAAGTGTAAACAAAGCAACCAACACACTACAACTTGAAACTTCGTATAAAGCAGAAATTGGAAGAAGAGATCTTAAGTTCCAATATACACACGCAGCAAGTACTGACAGACGAATTGATCCAAGTGTAACTAATATTATTGATATTTTTATTTTAACTAGATCATATGATACTTCTTTTAGAAATTATCTTGCAGGAGCAGGAACACAACCTGCTGAACCAACGTCAGAAGATTTAAGAATATCATTTGGCTCAGGTCTTAATCAAATAAAAGCAATAAGCGATGAAATTATATATCATCCTGTAAAATATAAAGTGTTGTTTGGAGCAACAGCAACACAACAAGTACAAGCACAATTTAAGGTTGTTAAAAATCCTAATAAAACTATTAATGACAACAACCTAAAAGTAAGAATTGTAAATGCAATTAATACTTTCTTTAGTATTAATAACTGGGATTTCGGAGATAGATTTTATCTTAGCGAGTTGACTGCTTTTATTATTAATTCAGTATCTCCAGATGTTACTAATTTTGTAATTTTACCTAGAGACCCAGCACAAGTGTTTGGCAGTTTGTTTGAAATTCAAAGTAAGCCTGATGAAATTTTTGTAAGCGGAGCAACCGTAGATGATATTGAAATTGTATCCTCGATCACTGCTGCTGAAATTAGAGCAGGCACTGGAACAGTGGTGAGTGATACATAATGGCAGATAAAAAAGTCTTCCCCAACAGCAATATTCCAATTAGAAAATCTTCAGAATTTTTACCTGACGTTTTTAAAACTGAAACCAATGATAAATTTTTAGGGGGCGTTTTAGATCCTCTAATTCAACCTGGCGCAACAGATAAACTTACAGGGTATGTTGGTCGACGTTACGGAAAAACTTATAATACTAAAGATATCTATCTTGATGATGACGATACATTACGTAGCAGGTATCAACTTGAACCAGGTGTAACTGTTGAAAAAGATAGAAAGGTAGAAGATTTTTATGATTATATTGATTTTAAAAATATTTTAAATTACTTTGGTAACTATAACGATCGTGACGATATTTTAAATAAACAAGAACATTATTCTTGGAATCCTCCGATTGACTGGGACAAGTTTACAAACTATAGAGAATATTTTTGGGCACCGCAAGGTCCTCCATCTGTTCCTGTATACGGACAGAACAGTGCAATAACATCTACATATAAAGTGTCTCCGGGTGTTAATAGTTGGATATTTACACCTGATGGTGCAACTAATAGTCCTAACCTTAAATTATATAGAGGACAAACATACCGTTTTGAAGTTAACAGTCCGCTCGAAGGGTTTATTATTAGAACAAACTACGATACAGGAAGTTTGCTTTATGATGCACGAATTTCTTATTTTGTAGGTGACTATGCAATTTTTGATGATAAACTTTGGCGTGCCAAAGTTGATATCACACCGGCAGACGGAAGTACAATTAGTGTTGATTCGCAAGACTGGGAACTAGTAGATAATAACGCTGTACTAGAATCATTAACATACAATACCGGTATAATCAATAACGGAGCAAAAAGAGGTGTAGTAACATTTACTGTACCGTTAGATTCACCTGATGTTTTATACTATCAAAGTGACGTCAACCCTAATAGACTAGGACAGTTTATAATTGGCGATATTCAAGATGCTACGTTTATTGATCCTACAAATGAGATTGTTGGTAAAAAAGATTATACAAGTGCTAACGGTATAAAACTTAGTAACGGACTAGTAATAGAATTTAGAGGCGAAGTAGCAGAAGAGAAGTATGCTCAAAGCACTTGGTTAGTTGAAGGTGTAGGTAAAGAAATTTCTTTAACAAGATTTACAGATCTTATCCCCCCAACAGTGACAACCACTACTCCGGAAATTTTGTTTGACAATGAAGGATTTGATTCTCAGCCTTATGATGATGCTACACAGTTTCCAGGATCAAAAGATTATATTACAATTAATAGAACAAGTAGAGATTTAAATCCTTGGAGTAGATATAATAGATGGTTTCATAGAACAGTCTTAGAGTATGCACATACTTTTAGAGGAGAAGACTTTGATGCTAGTGAAGATACTAGAGCAAAACGTCCTATCATTGAATTCCATCCTAACATTCAATTGTTTAATCACGGCGGCCAAGCAAAACAAACAGTAGACTACATTGATGACTTTACAACTGATATTTTCTCAAAAATAGAAGGAAGTACAGGTTACAGCGTTGATGGAGAGTTCTTGTTCGAAGGAGCAAGAGTACTTGTAATCTCTGATACAGATAATTTAGCAAATAATAAAATTTACGAAGTTAAGTTTATCATACATAATGGTCGTAAACAAATTAATCTTAGAGAAACAGAAGATACAGTATCGACAGAAAACGAGTGTGTACTGGTTAGACGAGGCGAAGAAAATGCAGGACTAATGTACCATTACAACGGATCTAAATGGATTGCTAGTCAACCTAAAACTTCAATAAATCAATATCCGTTATTTGATCTATATGATAAAGATGGTTATAGTTACGGCGATACTTCTGTGTACCCGGTTACTACATTTAATGGTTCGCCTGTATTGAGTTATGCTGTAGGCACTGGCCGAACAGATACTGAATTAGGGTTTAAATTAAAATATCAAAATATTAATAATGTAGGTGATATTACCTTTCATTGGAATTTAGATAGTGATACTTTTCAATATACACAACTTCAAAAAACTATTTCAGTTCCAATAAGAGAAGGCTATTTAAAAATTGAAAACCAGTATGATAACGGTTGGCTAAAAACAGATCAAAAATATTTACAGCCTATTATTAACACAGTTAAAATTGACACCGATGGTGTGGTAGCATTAGACTGGAGTAACACAATTGATTGGGCAAAAACAACAAACAACTTAGAAGTTTGTTTTTATAGAAACGGTACAAAACTTAAAGACACATACACAAGAACATTATCTACTTTTGTTTTTGACAATACTGAATTTTCAGCAGGCGATGTTGTAACTATTAAAATTATCGATAATGTTTCTCCTATTACAGGTTATTATGAATTTCCTGTAGGATTACAAAACAATCCACTTAATACAACAATTACAGAATTTACATTAGGACAAGCATCAGATCATTTAAGCACAGCACTTGAATTTAATAAAGAATTTGTTGGAGTTATTCCAGGTGTATCAAATCTAAGAGATTTGTCAGGGTTTCAAGTTCACACTAAACGTTTTATGAAACATAGTGGTGTTGCAGCAGCATCTGTTGCATTACTTAACGATAAAGATTACAACTTAATTAAATCTATTCAATATGCTAAAAAAGCCTACAGTGTTTTTAAAGATAGTTTTATTAAAAAAGCAAATGAAGTAGAGTTTGAAGATGTACCAGCAAATTTTGTAGATAGTATTATCGAAGAACTAACACGAACAAAAAGTGTAGCAAGTCCATTTGCCGATACTGATGTTATTGGTTCTGGCGCATTTACTTCAATTGATTATGAAGTTGACGATGTTGGTATTACAACCTTTGCGTTAAACAATAATTTTGATACAACAGTATTATCTAGAAAAGCAGTTTATGTTTATATTAATGATAGACAACTGCTTTTAAATTCAGAGTATACAATTGATGCTAATTTTAGTTTTGTTAAAATTAGTAAAGAATTGCTAAGAGGCGATAAAATACAAATTAGAGAATATGTATCAACCTCCTTTAGTTATATTCCACCGACTCCTACTTCATTAGGAATTTACAAAAAGTATACTCCTAAAAAGTTTTTAGATGATACTTATCGTGAACCTAAAGAAGTAATACAAGGCCACGATGGAAGTATTACAATTGCATACGGCGATTTTAGAGATGACCTGTTATTAGAACTAGAATATAGAATCTATAATAATATTAAAGAAAATTATGATGTAACTGTTTTTGATATTGATAGTATCATAGGTAGTTATTATTATAGAACAGATTTTACAAAACAGCAATTTGACGATATTGTAAATCAAGAATTTTTAAAATGGGTTGCAGATACAAAGTTAGGATATACTCTTAACGAATATTTTAAAGAAAATGAACCGTTTACATATACCTATAACGAAATGGCAAGTCCAGATGGCACCGAGTCGTTGCCCGGCTGGTGGAGAGGGGTATACAAGTATTACTATGATACAGACCGCCCGCATTCACATCCTTGGGAATGCTTAGGCTTTACTGAAAAACCAACCTGGTGGGACGATGAATATGGGGAAGCCCCATATACAAGCGGCAACTTATTATTATGGGAAGATGTTAGAGACGGTATTGTTAGACAAGGCAATAGAGCAGGTACATATCCTCGTTATGCTAGAACAAGTATATTAAAACACATTCCATCAGATGCCGACGGCGAACTTGTAGATCCTTTAACAAGTGGTTTAGCAACTAATTTTGTGCTGTTTAATAATCAAGGTAGTTTTAAACTTGGAGACACAGGCCCTGTAGAATATGCTTGGCGTTCAAGTTCTGAATATCCATTTGCAGTTGCTATAGCAATGTGTTTGGTCAAACCATTTGAATTTATTATTAGTAACTTTGATAGATCTAAATCTACAAGAAACATTCTTGATCAAATCGTAGATAGTACAACAGATACTTTTATAACCCCTGCAGAATTAAAATTACCAGTTGCTGGAGAATTGCAAACATCAGGATTAGCAAACTATATAACTTCTTATGTTAAAAGTAGAGGAATACCTGTAGCAGATGTACAAGAAGATTTACAAAATTTAAATGTTAGACTATCATCAAGACTAAGCGGGTTTGTTGATCAAGAACAACAAAGATATGCAGTAGATAGTAAGAATCCTAAATCAACTTCTAGTAATTCTTTTATACCGCCTGAAAACTTTGATATTATTTTTGATGTAAGTTCTCCTATTTCAACTATTACATATAGCGGAATAATTTTTGAAAAAACAGCAAACGGCTGGACTGCATCAGGATATGATGATGTAAAACCTTACTTTGAATATTTTGAAGCAGTACCTAATCAGAAAGATCCTGTAATCAGTGTTGGCGGACTCAGCGAGTCTTTTACTGTTTGGGCGCCTGATACACGATTTGCAAACGGAACAATAGTAGATAATAAAGGGACCTATTTCAGAGCAAAAGAATCACATACTTCAACTGGTGATTTTGATGAAACATTTTGGACCAAGTTGCCTGAACTTCCAGTAGTGGGAGCAACAACAGCACAGAGACGAAGAAACTTTAATACAACCGTAATAAAAAGATTATCATACGGAGAGCAATTTAGATCTATCCAAGCAGTTGCAGACTTTTTACTAGGACACCAAGAATATCTTAAAGCAGCAGGTTTAGTTTTTGATAACTATGACGGGACTACACAATCTGTACAAGACTGGACAACTGCATTAAAAGAGTTTATGTTCTGGACACAGCATAACTGGGCTCAAGGATCATTACTTACAGTTAGTCCAGGTGCACAAAAATTAACAATTGAAGTTGCAGTAGGTGTAGCAGACAATCTGCTAGATGGATTTTATGAATACAATATATTAGGAAGTAATGGTAGTCCTCTAGATACAAAAAATATTAATGTAGATAGATCATTCCAAAAATTTACAATTTCAACCGTTGATACCGAAGACGGAATTTATTATTTAAAAGTAAATCTTGTTCTTAAAGAGCACGTAACTATATTCGATGATAGGACAGTATTCAACGATGTAATATTTGATAAACCTAGCGGTTACAGACAAGAAAGAATTAGATCGCAAGGTTTTAGAACAGTAGACTGGGACGGTGATTATACCAGCCCTGGCTTTATATTTGACAATGTTAATATAGTTGCTTGGCAACCTTTTAGAAATTATAAACTAGGCGATATTGTTCAGTATAGATCTAATAACTATACAAGTTTAATTACACATACAAGTGAGCAAGAGTTTAATCCTGCTAACTGGACAGTACTTGATTCAGAACCTACAAAACAACTTATTCCTAATTTTGATTATAGAATTAATCAAATTGAAGACTATTTTAATGTTGATAGTTCAGGACTAGGCAAGAGTCAAAGAGATCTTGCAAGACACACTGTTGGTTATCAAACAAGAACATATTTAGAATCTATTGCTGAAGATCCAACAACACAGTTTCAAATTTATCAAGGGTTTATTAGAGAAAAAGGAAGTAAGAATCCTATTTCAAAAATCTTTAATAAGAAAACTAATACAGATTCTGGAGTACAACTAGATGAACAATGGGCATTTAAAGTTGGTACAATGGGAGGCGATTCACAATCTTATAATATTGAGTTGTCACTAGACACTGAACAGTTTAAAGTAAATCCACAGCCTGTTGTAATTACACCGGAAACAGGAAACTTTTTAGATAGTTATTATAGAGTTAATCAAAGCAATTTTGATTATGCTCCTATTCCATATACTGATGATATTAATCCTGTAACAGAAAATTATAAACCAACACAAACAGCAGGGTATGTAAAATTAGGACAAACAGAATATGTTATTAAACATTTTTCAGATATCAGTACAGAACTAGATGTAAACACAGTAAGTAATAACCAACATATTTGGATTACATTCAGTGGACCTACCTGGACAGTAAAAAGAATTAATGTAGCATTTGAACTTCCTATTATAGGAGTTACTGTGAATAATACAACAGTAACTATTGACTTTGGAAAGCGTCATAGTTTTGCTGTTGATGAATATATCGGTATAAAAGACCTAGCAGATATTTCAGGTTTTTATCAAATTACTAGTATAACAAATAATACTATTACATATGAACTTGCTGAAAAAGCACCTAATGATGAATATGATACAAGTACAGCAGTTTATCCAATTTACTTTACTGATGTAAGATATAATTCTTACAATGATTTAACTGAAGAAGAAATTGCATTACTACAAAACAAATCAAAATTATGGATCGATCATAATGGTGAACTTAAATGGGAAGTTGTAGAGAAGAATAAAGTTTACGAAAGTAAACAAATTACAAACTACGGGTTATCAGAGCCTATAAGAGTTGGCGAAAAGGTATTATATAATCCTTCACTTAAACAGGTAATTGCAAGTGCAACTGCTACACCTAGAGTAATTGTTTATTTAGAAACTGCACAAGGTCTTTCAGTTAAGCAAATTTTACAACCACCTGATGCAATGATTGACGGAAATATAAATTCATTTGGTTTAGAAATTGCTATTAGCCCAGACAGTAAATGGCTAGCAGTAGGCTCTCCTAAGGCTACTGGTATAAACAGTAACTATAGAGGAGAATACAATCCTTATGTTGCATACGGCCAAGACCAAATTGTACTATATTCAGGAAGATTATGGAAATCAAAAGTTGACATTGAGCCAGATGGCAGCTCAATTAACATTTATTCTCAAGATTGGAAACAAGTAAAAACTGTCGAAGCAGTTGACTTTGGTAGTAACGACGGTGAAACACAAATGGGAAGTGTTACATTATATGAATGGACACTTAATCAATGGAACTATAAATCAACAATACTAAGTCCCCGCCAAGAAGCGTTTGAACATTTTGGACACGCTATTGCTTTAGGTAAAACCGACAACGGTTACAGTATGGCAGTAAGTGCTCCAGGATCATTACACGCAAAAGGTAGAGTATGGTTATACCACTATACTGAAGATACTGGTTGGGAAACTATTCAAAACACAAACTATGTCGGTGAATACAATCCAGGAGAGATATTCTTTGAAGGTCAAATTTCAAATGATGTCTTAACTGTTAAAGCATTAGGTGATAGTACACCTCTTGCAGGTAAGTTAAAATCCGGAGCCAGTGTAATTGGCGAAGGTGTACTAGAAGGCACATATATTCTGGAACAACTTGATTGGCCTGTTTCAGATGATGGAACTATCCATACCGAAAAAGGTGGAGTCGGAACTTATAGAGTTTCAAAAAATCATACAGTACCTACCAATAGTGTTAGAATGGAGTCAAACTATTTTTATCCGTCGGGCTCAGTTGTTACCTATGGTGGTAAGTTTTGGCAAGCGCAGTATGACACCTATGGGGATGGTAGTACATTAAGCATAGACTC